ATTGATTTGCAATCCTAAATGATCAGCAAGAGAACCGCCAAGTACATTTGCTAATTCGACTTGGTTAGCACCGTCTACCATTTCACCGGCATTGATATAAACAGAGGGGAAAACTGGCTGATTTTCATTCAAAGCATCAGAAGGGTGTATAAAATTTTCCCAATTGTCCCATATAATTCGGTTAGGAACAAAAAAGTAATGCAAAGAAATATCAAACCGAGAATATACCGGATTAATTAACGGTGTCATTCGGGCAAGACATTCGGTATTCAACTTATATTTTCCAGAAGGTAAAGCAGCTTCACAGAAAATAGGATACAAGGTGCCGTCAGCTTTACAAGTTAACTGACGTTCATGCGATAAATTAAAAATGGATCTTTTCATTTTTCTGGTTTTAGATTATTAAACTCATTTAAAATGTCATCAAGACACATAAGAACAACTTTTTTATCAAACTTCTTTTTGTATACCAATGTATATTTAGCTTGTAAATAACATTCGAAACCAAGTGATTTCCAATAATCAACTTCATCCTGTGTCATAGTTTTTCTTTTTTGTGTTTAACATTAAGTGCACTAGAAAGACGTTGTTCAACGCCCTGATAATATACCCGTTCATCATGTTGAGAACGGACAGGTAATACAATTTCGTTTTGAAATTTCAGGTTCTGAAGTTCTCTTTGTGATTTGAGAAAGATTTTTTCACGAAATCGACGAGGCATATGCACAAGAGAACCGTCACGATAAACGCGAGTACGTTCAATAAAATCATTTTTGTGCCAATTAATTTGATTATTAATATAATCATCTCCCAGCTTTTGAGAACAACGAATAGCTGGTTGAACTTCAAACCGTTTTTTAAAATTCTGACTTTTCATCATATCTTTCAAAACGTAATAAAGAGTTGCAGATGAAACCTCACCAACATGAGTTTGACCCAAACCCCATTGATCTAATAATAAATTGATGTTAACCAATTTATTCGAAAACAAAATGAAATGATAGTGAGGCCGCTTTCGCTTTTCCCCATATTCACCACATAAAAAATATTTCAGTTTAACACCCGTAAACATTTTTCGAACACGCTTGAAAAATTTTTGAGTGTCTTTGAAATTAAGAACAGGGAAATTTTCACCTTCCGGTAAGTTTTCATCTGAATAAGTAAGAGTACAAAAACAGCAGAATGAAGCGTTAATAGCTTCATAATGCAAACGAGTGTACCAGTCGTTTATCCGTCGCCCCATACATTGGGAACAATAACCACACGGTACAATTGATCCCGTTTTTAGTTTGATAGGTACTTCACACATTAGTGATACCGATGTTGTGGTCTACCATGTGATCTAGACCATTGTAAGTTTTTCCGGTAATACTTTTGAGTTTTACGATATCGAGTCCGCCTAGCAGACCTTTTGATACCAAACATACCGAGTAAACTCATTACTTGCGATCTACACGAGATGAAAATACACTACGTCTTTTTGATACACGACGTGAAAAACGACCAGAATTACGGCCTTTACGATAGGATTTAAACGTTCTCATAAGTCATTGATTTAAAGTTAATAAAACGATCTATAAAAAAACATAGCAATATACCACTTTTTACAAAAGTGGCTTAAAAGAGCTAATTTCGGCCAAAAACAAAGGATCATTATTTTTGTCCTTTACGGATTTCCGACGAGATACTTTAGGAAGTCGAAACAAAGTTGGCTGACTTGTGTCATAGACAAAACCGAGTAACCTTTCCATATCACGAAGACTAGCAAGAATAATTTGATCGTTCGTCTTGCTTCCTGTTCCGATTTTGGCAAGAGTTCGAAGGGCAGAAAAACGTTGATGAATTGCATAAACTTGTTTTTCATCGAGAGTAATTTTTGTCATTTGAAATAATCGATTAAAGAATTTGTTGCAGAGCCCACTAAAGGCTTGACCTGTTTTAAACGGTCAGCAAAAATACGAAACAATATTCGAGCAAAAACATTATCATTCGGAGATATCCCCAACTTTTTCCAATCTAAATCTAATTCTGACATTTGTTTTGTTATATCAAACAATTCAGATTCACGAGAAGCACGTGCAGATTCCAATTGATAACGATTTTGATCAAGATCATAACGTTGTGAATAAGGATTTCGACCAGTAATATTTTTAAAAGCATCCATCCACATAGATTGATCATGGATAGCACGCTCACGCCTAAAACCAGTCATAGCAGATTCATCCAAAGTCGATTGAATCTTATAATCATCAGTCCATTGTCGAAAATTAGTATTCATTTTTTCCTGTTGAACTAATTCCTGTAAACGCGAATTTTCCAATTCAGCATTTTTGAGAGAGAAATACTCACGTAAAGTGTCCAGCTGGTTAGGAACTTCGACAGCATGAGTTTTGTTTGCAGATTCCGGAGGAGGTGAAGCATTGGCAAAATTCATTTGACCAGCATATCCCGGATTCATTCCAGCAGCACGATAACGAGCCATAACAGCAGAAGGAGCATTGTATGCATTCATTTCATTCCAGTTCTGTTTGGCAAATTTACGTTCCCTTCGTGCAGCAATACCACCGAAAACATTGTTTAACAATGTAGAAGCCCCAGATACAAGAAAGGGCAAAGCAGCACCTATTGGCATGATAATAAGAGAGTTATAAGAGTATAATAAAAAGACACCTAAAAACGGTGTCACTTAGCACTGTATTATCAAGTAGGATACAGTGCAATCAGTAGACCTTCCCAATATGTCAAAGAACGTTGTTGTTGACTATTAGACGTAAAAGCCTACAAAAGGTAACGCCCTTTTAAAATAAATTAACATTTATTAATATTTATCAATATAATATATTGATTGATTTGTCGCTGCGCTGAGCGCCTTCGGCTTCGATAACCTGACCTTCTTTTTAGCTACGGATCGTCCGCTTCGCTCCCTACCTTGCTGCAATAGTCGGTCAGGCCATGGCGTGCGCCTCAGTCGCACAATGAGAGTTCTTTCAGAACTCTTAAGAATCGGTTGCCATTGTAACCGCTTCGAGAATCTTTTTAATCAAAAGGATGCAAAATAAAAAAGCCCGACTTACGTCGGGCTTTAGTTATAACTGTTGAGAAGGTCTCCTTCGGAGAGGTAAACGGCTAATGCCGAATGAAAACATTTCGCAGAATACGATGCTAGTCGCGAAAAGCGACTAGATCGACGCTCCGCTTATTCCGCGACTGACGTCTATTCTTTGTTCAATAATGCAGCCTTTGCTCGTTCAGCAGCTTCACCTAAAGCAATCTTACGTTTGTTGTCCAAATATTGCTTACGGTTTTGCATTTGAACCAAAGAAATTAAACGATCTGTGCGATCAAGATATACAACAGAATCTTCATCGAAATCAGGGTCATCAGAATCAAAACTAACATTGTTATTAAAAGCTATACCATAAAGATTGCCCTGGAGAAACTTTTCTACAAGTTTCTGATTTGATAAAATAGCGCCCTGGACTGTAGCGGATTTTTTGTGAGGAGCAAGCTTTTTAACAGTCTTGCGTGCCTCAAATTGTCTGATAAATTTCATAGTTTACAATAATGAAGGATTAGAATGACGTGGAACAGGTAACACAGCAGTAACGTTATTATAAACGTTAACCAAGAAGGGATCATAGTCATCAATCGCAAAGATGCGTTCAACTTCGTCATCAGCAGTCACATGAATAAAATCAGAATCGAGCTGATAATTAGTAGCACCCATACGGGCAGCGGTAAAGTTTTTTAATACCGCATCATACCTGAACTGCCCATGAATAGTAGATGGTATAAAACGATGTTCGGCCCAGCGTTCTTGGTATCCAAATGCATCAGCCTCGATTGTTTCCTGTAGTCCAGCCCGAATTTCAGCGTTATATATTTCCTGTTCTCCAAGATTAGCCAAATCAGGAAAATAAAAATCAAAGCGGGATTGTTTAAAGAAATCCCGTCTTACCTGATTTGCATAAACTGCCCTTGGCAGAATAGAAAGTAATCCAATAATGTATCCATGTTCAGGAGCAACAAAAGTCCCAATTTTGTTTGACTTCGATGAAATACCATGACCTCCAAAAGTTCCAAGAGGAGTAGTTTCGGATTGAGATGTTTGAAGAACCTCTGATATGGAAACAGGCTGACGAGAACCGCCAATAAATTCAGATTTTTGATAACGAGAATCTCGTGTTTTAACACCAAAAAAAGTACTAAGCATATCCCAATAATGTCCGCCAGCTTTTAAGGATCTTTCCAAGAGACGTTGAATAGCATTTGCCTCCCTCAAATCTTCAATATTGAATCCAGCATTAATATCAATATTTGAAGGAATAGCAGGGCTAACAGAACCAATAATATCACCGTCATTATTATTTATCATTGCATAATTTGTGGGGTCACCAGAATCATGTAATTTATAAGATGTTCCAGCACCTGAACCACCGTCAGTAAAAACAGGAACTGACTGAGCATTACCTCTTTGAGGATAAGGACGAGCAGAAGTAAAATAGTCTTTTTCCCATGCTCTTTTCCGAAGAACAAATTCCATCGTTTGCCCTGAGTGCCATTCATAACCATCAGTTTTAGGAAATGCAACTTCCTGTTCCAAATCTGTATCACGAAAATGATCGTTCCAGATTTGTTGATATGCACGAAAAGGCAACAAAGAAATAGACCGCATTGAACTAGCAGTGTGTGGAATTTGTGGATTGATTTGCAATCCTAAATGATCAGCAAGAGAACCGCCAAGTACATTTGCTAATTCGACTTGGTTAGCACCGTCTACCATTTCACCGGCATTGATATAAACAGAGGGGAAAACTGGCTGA